AAAAAACTATGTTTCGGATTATGGTTTGCTCGATATAAAGCCATCATTTCTGGATCTATTTCAACACCACCTAAGACATGAAAGCCTGCGAGTTTATATCCCATTGAAGAACCACCACCACAATGGAAGCAGCTAAAAACTTTAAAACCGTTCTTTTTTATTCCAGAAAGATCGGTCAGGTGCCACGGCCCTTTAATTTTTTCCATCAAATTCAAATCCACATCTAGGGCAAGTGTGTTGGAAGTTATCAAAATCTTCTTCTGATTGTTCTTGTGATCCTTCGTATTCCTTGATATCAGTTTGACCCAGCAAGTTTTCTAAGTCTTCTTCGTCAAACCAAGGACTGACATCATGGGTTTGAGAAAGGTTGTGCAGCATCTCCCGATCCCAATCGGATAAATCACTTGTTCTGTTATCAGCCAAAGCTAAACCAATTTTTTGCTCTTCTGTTAATCCTGTTCTTTTTATTGCAATTACTTCTGATCCATCTGCTTCAATTACGCGGACGTTTTTAACACCATTTGCTTTTGCCCCTTCAACAGTTCCATTACCAGCAAGAATACGATTATCTTCATCAATGACTATTGAGCGACCTGTTCCATAACGTTGAATAGATTCTTTTATAAGAGAAGCAGATCGGTCAGTTCTTTTCCGAGCATTTTGAGGATCAGGCTTAAGGTCTTGTATTGAAGTCATTCAGTATATGAAGCTTTTAATAATTTTATCTTACTAAGATTGCAACAAACCGCATCAAAAAGAAAAAGAAGGGCATTATCTCAATAAGATTAAAGAGTCAGTTTAAAAACCACATGACAAAACTTACTTTTCGCTCTTCTACAGAACTCAGAAAACTAGCGGAAGAAACCCTTTCAAATTCTAAATTCAAAATTCCTTATCAAGAAAAACACACTTCTGAAAAAGGTTTTTGGTTAGTAAAGGATGAAGGAGTTTATTTAATGAACTCATTCAAAAGAAATCCTAAAAATTTAATTTCTTATGCAGTTGGATACAAACCAACAAAAGCAAACAGAGATTCACTTTGGAATAAAACACACAAAGTTAGCCCAGATGACTTTGCAGAATTTATCCCATTAAATTCACAACAACTTGAAAGGCTTTCAAAAAATGGATATGTAACAATCCATCTTTCTGCAACTGAATTAACAGTTGAAGCTTAAAAAAAAAGCCCTCTTTTTTAAAGGGGGTTTTTTAATGCAAAAAAATATTGACTATGTACAAAACAAGATAATCTTATTAAGATAACTGTATAAGAATTTATTTCTTATTTCCAAAAACCACACGGAGTTTCAAATGGGTCAACTTGCTGACAGCCTCAGAGAAATCGTTCAAACAATGAAAGATGGCGACGAGGTTTTTAGACAGAACATTAAAGAGATTGAAAAAGCTGCAAATGAATTAACTAAAGCAGCCGACAATTTGATTGAATCAATCGAAGACTAAACAACAGCCCCTTCGGGGGCTTTTTATTTTTCCTACATTTACCCCCCTATAAAAAATGTCTAACGAAATTAGATGGATTAAAGGCAGCCTTCATAGAGAAACTTCTGCTGGAAGTTGGGAACCTATTGAAACAACAGCAACAAATGATGCTGAAATTGCCTATCGATCTATCCAACGACTCCTTTTATCAATTACAAATGGAGAAATAAGAAAAGCTGGATTAACTCGCTCTGAATTAAATCCTTTAATAGAAGCTCTTGATACTCTTCAAGCCATAAAGACTAATAACGATAAGTGCTTAGAAGATGAGCTTAAGCCTAATCCTTGGACTGAAGCAGCAAATGCTGATGGGTATTTATTTGATGAATACAACGAAATTGCAAAGTAAGTGTACAAAGGTTCCTAATCTTATTAAGATTAAATTGTTCAATAAAAACCACAATGAAGCTATTAACAAAAGCTCTTGAGAAAAAGCTCCCTGCTTTACATTCGGCAACTGGTAAAGCTTTCGTCAAATGGTTTACTCCTGATGCTAATTGGACTTGGTATGTAATGGAGTATGACCCCAAAACCGGAGAATGCTTTGGTTTGGTTGACGGTCTTGAAAAAGAGTTTGGCTACTTCACACTTAATCAAGTACAAGAAGTAAGAGGCAAATTCGGACTACCAGTTGAAAGAGATTTGTTGTTTGAGACAACAGACGTTAAGGAATTGGTTTAATGAGATTCCTTTTATTTGCCGCCTTCGGGGCGGTTCTTTTTTGGGGTGTTAATTCATCTCTTTCCGATATGACTAAACACGATTGTGAGGTCAACAAAATCCAATTAGCTTGCGAGTCTTTAAGAAAATGAGAACAAGAAGAACAAGAAGGTCGTCAAACATTACTGAGATTAAAAAGCTTAGAAAACCCGACCTTGACTATTCAAAAGTAACTTTTGATGTTGAATTAATCGACAAAGAAAAAGCTTTAGAGTATTTAGAAACTAATTTTGAAAACAACAGAAAGATTAGATCTTCTAGTGTTGCTCAAATAGTTAGTGACATAAAAGACGGCAATTTTCACTTAAGTTGGGACTGTCTTGCTTTTAATGAATTAGGCCAATTAGTTAATGGTCAACACCGATTATCGGCTGTTGTTGTAGCAGATATTCCTTGTCATTTTAATGTTTTAAGGAACATTGATCACACAACAGTTAAGCATTTTGATATTGGTAACAAGCGAAGTCAAGCTGATCGTATTGCTGTTCATGGAACACCTATGCACCCTAAAGCTTGTGCAGTTATTAAAGCTTCATTTGGCGATTGGGATGCAAATTTTACAGGATCAGCCAAGTTTGCTAACTCAAAATATGATGATTTAATTGCCTCTTATTACAAAAGACACTCAGAATATTTTGAACAACTTGAAGCAGACGGGTACTTAAGAGCTAAATACATTGGGAACTATGTTTCTTCTGCTTTTAAAATTTTCTTAGAAATGAAAGTAGGAAAAGCACGCTTTAACGAGTTTCCTCATGGAATGGAACCTTATGAGAGAAGCGCTTATTGGTTGGATTTATGTATTGATGGCAAATCAAAAAACCACATGATTGACTACAACACAGATCAAATTCCATTTAAGTTAAAAGAAAAGCTAATTGCTAGAAAAGGTTTAGGTAAAACCATGTATGGGCAAGACGCTTTCAAGCTTTATTGCACTGCTGCCTATTACTTTATGCAAGGAAGAGCACCTGCTTTAAGAGTTGACAATATGACAAAAGATCCTTTTAGCGTCTTTAGAGGTATTCCATTAACTAACGAGAAATAGAAATGACAACTCAAAAAGAGATGGATACTCGAATTAAAATCCAACGATTGGAATATGTTCTTGACCTTCTTTGCCAAGAAGCAGATCGACAGATTTGTGTTTTTTTACCGGAGAAGCTGGAAGAACAAATTCCTTACCTAAAGAAAGAGATTAAACTAACTTTAGACAGAATAAATGATGGACATTAAAAAAATTCCTGAGTCCATGCCTCTTGAGTACCTTGATCCAAAGGTACTCAAAGAGCTAAAAACAGAAGATTGGTCAGGTTTAGCTTTTCAAAGAAAATGGTCTAATCAAAAGCTCGGGAAAGAAATAATTAAAGCAGGAAAACTTATTTACGAGAAGGACTGGACTTAGTTTTGGGGCGTTAGCCGTGACTTTCTTTCCATTTTTCACGACAAAAAAAGTTAAGTTAGTGGTTTTTCTTTCTTTTTTGCTATGTAAGACCCCTAAACAAATACAAAGAAACCGCATCAAAACGCATCAATTTTAAAAACCACGCTTACGACTTCAAATAATCTCAATAATATTAAAGAGTAAAAACCACACAGGTCTTTTAAATGGCTAAAAAACCATTCTCTCACATAAACCCAGCTACTAACAAAGTTTGGAACCGTGACGAGTTATTCAAAGCTTTTCAAGCAGAACAAGCTAAGAATAAAAAAAGCAATTCAGGTATTATCACTTGGAACGCTCAACAAACCAATCTGATTAAAAGATGGGAAATTCACACAACAGAATTTAATTCAGCTGTTCGTGATCTTCGTCAAGCAACTCAGATGACCCGCAAAATGTTTGATAAAACTTTTGCTTAACTAAAACGGCTCCCGAAAGGGGGCCTTTTTTTTTGCCTTGCAACAGTAAAGATGCAATTGTGTACAAATAGAATTATTCTTAATAAGATTAAAGAGTTCAATAAAAAAACCACAAATGTCTTGCCCAGTTGAATCAGATTTAAACCGCCACCTCGAACAACTTGATATTCAAGCAAGAGAGGAAAAACATGCGGAAGACAATCCAGGTTATTACTGGTTCATCACAACTAACAAATGGGATGAACATGCTTATTCAGAAGACGAGAAGAACGAACTTATTGCAGATGCAAAAAAAGAAGGTCTTACTTGGTCTTGCACAAAGCACATTGAAGGAGAATCTTACTAATGACAAAAGAAACAACAAACCTTGGGCCAATCGCTCAAGGTTTTTTAAATCATTTAACTACAGGTCTTGAACTTTTTGATTTAGATTTCAACAAGTTTGATCCTTTTTTTGCTGTTCATCAAGATTACGGCAAAGGAATTATTTTTAATCAAGTCCAAATTAAAGGACGTGGTAAATATAAATTCAAAAGAGGAGAAAACAAAAATCTATTTTTAATTAGTATTGATGAAAAATCAATAAGATGGCCTGCTGTAAAAAATAGTGGAAGCTTTCCTATTGGACATGGAAAGCAAGACAACAATCCACAAGAAGCTGCTTTATTAGTTCTATCAGCAATTGTTAGAAAAATGCCAATCTACCCATTACCATTGTGCGAAACTTGTTCAAAAACTAAAGCACAAGAAATTGTAGATGGAGTTGTTGAAATTTCAGTAGAAGAATTACAAGGAAAAAAATAATGGATTGTTTTGATAAAGATGAATCTAAATTAATTCTCGAAGCTTTAAATGCTTATTTAGATTGGGATGATGATGTGTACAACATAGAAATACACAAGCTAATCAATAAAATTAATTATATTATTGAGATTAATGAACGCTAAGTAATGCCAAACAAAACAAGAGGCAGTGAATTATGGAGTGAAATCCTTCAAGTAAGTGTCACTCCAGAAGTCAAAAAACAGATCGCTCGATTAGCTATTGATGCGAACACAAGCCAGAGCAATGTTGTCCGCGAACTTTTAAATCAGGCACTTGGGCGAGAACCTTTTGCAGCCGATTGACTTGATCTAAAAGTCGATCACCTCTTTCTATTGCTTCAGCAGCAACTTGAAAAGGATCAACCCCATAACATTGGAGATCTTTTTTAATTTGTTGAGTCCTAGTGGTCATTGGCAAAGGCCTCTGAGCTTCAGGTCAAGTACATTATACATATCGACACAAACAACATTGCAATTTATTTCAATAAGGGTGGCCTCCAAAAACTGCATACAGCATGATTAAGCATGAAATATGCATAAAAACCCCACATTTAGTACATTCAATGCCCACTAAAAACGTCCCAATTGATGAAGGTTTATTATCAGCCTGTCAAACAGAAAAGCCTCCTTGGCTTTCTACCACTGCCTTTGTGAACGAAATGGTTTCACAAGGATTAAAAGGGGTTGCAGAGCACGTTACCCTTAAAGTACCTAGCGGTACAGAGACACACAAAAAAGAACGAAAGAAAGAAAACAAAAGCGACGGTACTTTATCTAATACAAATAGAGTATCTAATAGTATAAATAAAGAAAAAGAAATTTTTAAAAAAACAAGGTTTAAATTCAGTAAAGAATTAATTCCTTTTGAACTTCAATCTTTATCAACTTTGATTGAGGATTTTTGGTATAGCAAAAAAGGAAAAAAGACAGAAGCAGCTTTTGATTTATTAATGAGTGAAAAAGGTTTATTAGGAATAAAGAAGAAATATGGAGAGACAGCAGCTAGAGAACAACTTGAATTAGCTATTGCCAGTGAGTGGCAAAGCATCCTTTTAAAAAACCATGAAAACTTTTCAGTAAGTAAAAAACCAGCATGGAACCCTGAACCAACAGCCGGACATCCTGCACAACGCGTCTTTACGGCTTCCAGAGGCTTCGATTAATGGAACCCTTATATAACAAAGCCTCGGTCATCAAACTGCTCAAACGAGGTCTAAAAAGCCCAAACCCTTCAAATCCAGAAAAACCACTTTGGACTCTTGAAGATTTAGACAAACCAAGTCCAGGTGCTCAACGGTGTATTGATGATGCAAATTCTAATCTTGCAATCTTTTCTAGAGGTTACGAAGGTGTGAGATTTAAAAACCTTGCAAGAGAAGCAACACCTCCTACTGAATCAGTAGAACTTGTAGACCCTAAAGATTTTCCTGCATAAAAATGAATTACTACAACACCACAAAAGAAACAGGTTCAGAACTTGCTGAATCTCATGAAAAAGCTAAAACTCAAGGCGAAAAAATTTTGGCTTGTTTTAATTCTTATAACGAACCTATGAGTCCCTCAATGGTTCTTGCTCGAGCAGGACTTAATTGTCCAATCACATCAATTAGACGAGCAATGACAAATTTATCTAATGAAGGCCACCTTGAAAAAACAGATGACTATGTTTTTGGAATGTATTCAAAAAGAGAACATCTTTGGACTTTACCAACAGAAAAAAATTACAGCCAACCTAGTTTGAAACTGATTTAAAAAAATGAGATACCAAGAACTAAGTAACAATCCAAGTCTTCACCGTGACCCACCTTGGAGCCATTTGAGACTTACTCCACTTCCCATGTATCGGGATGAAGAACGCCATCAATATTGTTGGGAACCAACAGGCGAATGGTTAGCTTTTTCTACTACACAAATTTCAAGTCAAAAAAGCCCAGAGGCTTTAGCAAACATTGAAAGATACAGGCACATCTGGCAACCCAGAGGGGAAAAAGTGCATTGGTGTTTAGAACAAAAAATGTTAGGCGACCCAAATCCTGACCCTGGAGAATATAAAGAATGGGTAACACCACTTCTTGAAGAAAAATTTTGGATGAACTTCGAACCTTGGGCAGTTGAATACATGCTGGCAGATTTAGAAAAGTCAGTAGGCGGTCAGTTTGATCTTTTAGGTTATGACCATGATTTAGGACAATTAGTTTTAATAGATTTAAAAACTCAATCTAAGAAAAATGCAAAACCATATTCAACTGATGCTCAATTAGGAAGCTATGTAGAAGCCCTTGCAAATCATCATGGAATAGTAGTTGATAGTTGCAGGACAGTTTGGGCAAGACCTGGCAAATGCACAATTGGAGACCATCAAGATCCATTAACTTGTCGTTTAAAATGGAACGAAGCTTGGGAAAACTTTGAAGATAATAGGGAAGCATTTTGAGTTCAATTACTATTCGAGTTATTGGTATTCCAGGCGCTCAAGGTTCAAAACGTGTAACTCGTTATGGAGCTTTAATTGAAAATTCAAAAAAAGTACATCCTTGGCGACAAGATATAAGGCATGCATGTTTAGAAGCTTATCAAGATGATCCAATTGATAAGGCTTGCATAGTTACAATAACTTTTCGATTTCCTCGTCCTAAATCACATTTTGGAACAGGAAAAAATAAAAACAAATTAAAACCTTCAGCCCCTGAATTTTTAACAAGTCATGCTAGTGGTGACATTGATAAATTATGCAGAAGCACACTTGATGGATTGTCGATGACATCAGGGGGAACAGTATTAAAAGATGATAGTTTTGTTATTTCAATTACTGCAACAAAGAAATACGTTGTAAAGAACGAATTACCGGGGGCAACTATTGAAATATTTCCTTTATAGGGTGTACAAATGGATCTATTCTTATTAAGATTAAATAGTTCCTCTAATCGCTTATGGCTGTTGCTACAAAAGCACCATCAAGCCTAGCTGAAGCTCTTGCAAAATTCCAACAAGAACATCATGCTGCTGGCAAAGATGGGAAAGCTAATTATGGTTTTTATACCACACTTGCAGGTGGATTAAATGCAGTCCAACCCGCAACTCATTTAGGTTTATGTCATACACAAACCTTTGACTCTGTTATCACTAATGACGGTAAAGTTATTACTGTTTTAGTTACAACTTTAAAACATGTTGGCGGAGAAGAAGTAGTAAGTCGTTTGCCTTTTCCTGAATTGGTTCCTAATCGAGGGAACATTATGCAGGCTCTAGGTTCAGCAGTTACTTATGCAAGACGTTATGCACTTTTAGCTATTTATGGTTTAGCAGGAGATGATGATGACGCAGAAGGATCAGGTTCAGCACCAAAAGTTGAACAAAAAAAAGGAATTACTAGAACTCCAACTGCTCCAAAGCAATCACAATTTATTGCTCCAGCTTTCAAATCTCAAATTGAAAATGATTTAAGAGATCTTGATTCAGTGCAAAGATCACTTGCTCTTGAGCAGTTTAAAAAGAAGTTTAATATTTCGGCTAAAGCAATTTCACCAAATCACATTACAACAAATGAACATGGTGAGTTCTTAGTCAAAATGATTAAAGTCTACAAAGACGCAAAAGAACAAGTTTTAGAGAATGACTCCTGATCAAGCAACCCAATCTGGTCAACTTATCCTTCAACAATTAAAAACACGGACACAATCAAATGGCAATTCAAAACGACTACAAATTCGATCCTGCTCTCCCTTATCCAATCAAGTGGAGTGTTGGAGAAAATAGCTATGACGAAGATGGCAAATTTCCAAGTCAGTTAGCTTTAGCAATTCCAATTGAATCTATTCCAGCTTTTTGTGATTATCTAATGTCTTTAGGTGACAATAGAGACAAAGTTAAAACAAATAGAGTTTGGGATTTTAGTAAAAAAGAAGAAGTGGAAGTTGATGTTGTATGGATTAATGCAAAAGGTAAAGATGGAAATTATGGAGCCTTTGGAAACATTAATCCACAAAAGACCGAATCACAGCGTCAAGCTCTGGATGATCGGAAAATTTCTGCTTCCGAGGAAATACCTTTTTAAGTAAACGCTTCCAACAAGAGTTAGAGCTTTCTAGTTCCATGTGAACCAACTTCCCCTCTAACTCTCCAATTCTTCCAAGACAATTTTTTAATACTTCGTCTTTATACCAATTCTGCCTCCATAAAGAAGCACATAAATTTGCTGTCTCTTGGTGATCGTCAGAAAGTAAAATAGCCCTCTCTTGTAGTTCGAGTTTTAACTCCTGCTCAATAGAGGGTTCAACTATTAACCAATCAACTAATTTATTAATACTCATGTATCGACCTGAATGGCTTCAAGAAGATAGACAGCGAATAAAAGATATGGATCGCTGGTATAAGCTTGATGGGAGAGAAAAAAAGACCCATAAATTTCATGGCCTTTACACAGGGTTATATAAGATCAGCAAAAGACTTGAACTAGAAGACAGAATTGAAAAAGCGTTTGAAGCTAATTTAAAAAAAATCCCGTCATGGGTAAAACGGGATTAAACATTCCTCTTTTTCTCTAGTAGCAGATCTAATGCAGATCCAATTTAAAACTAGCTAAGTTTTATCTATTACGCCAGTTGCTATTCCTTTTTGGTTCAATGCGAGCTAAATCCTGTTCTATTTTATTAAGTCGGTGGAATATTTCACGAATATCTCCTTGCCTTTTTGACGATCTATTAGCAAGCACCATAAGCAAAGCACTTACCATTGCACCAATTAAAGCAGCATAAATTTCATGCATTTCTGTTAGACCAATATCCTTTTTGCAATTCTATCCATTGTTTTTGCGCTTCAATTAAATCCGGTTTATTTATATCTGGATCGTTAATTAAACTCCATAATTCTATTCTTTTATTGATTTGGTAAATAGTTAGGCCATGTGCCTTTGCAATAGTCTGTTTAGCTTCCTCAGAAAGAAATTTCATACTTTTAAGCCGTTTGTAGCTAATCTAATTGTGTTTACTTGTTTTTCTATGGATGCCAAAGAAAAAGTCAAAAACCAAGCCAAGCAAGAAGAAAAAGAAAAAGTATTAGTTAAAGACGATCAGGATCAACCTGAGTACCAAGAAAAAATAATGTTTTTGGTATCTACAACAGCCCAGGGGGCTATTCTTTTTTGGTGTATATGTGTCTTGTCATTGGGATACATCAAACTTCCAACAAGGATGTTTGGAATGGATATTCCAGACCAGCCAAGAATCGACAGTACTTTTGCTGCAGGTCTCCTTGGGAATATTTTGGCTGGATGGGGAATTAGCGTAGGAGCCAATAATGGCAACAAGAAAAAGAAAAAAGAGGAAGAAGCGTCTGGAGCTATACCAACAGCAGGAGGTTATCAAACTATTATTGTTAAACAGCCATTGGAACTTATAGCCAAACAAGCTGAAGTCCAAAGGGTTGATCCAATAACTAATCGCTCTATAGGTGGAGACGGCAAGCTTCAATGAAACGATTTCTTCTTTTGCTTTTACTAGCTGCACCCGCTAATGCAGATATAGGAATAAAGCACACAACTTCAGCAAGCCTCAAAGTAGATGGAGCAGCAGTTCAAGCAATTAGGGTTCCATCAACTTACGCGGTGTCAGGAAACAACATGAAGGTCACGACTGGCGAGCATTTCGGCAAGTTGACCGCTGGAACTGCTACAGCTGCAGCTACATTAGATGTGGGTGTTTACGAGATACACACTGCTGGAAGTGCATATTCTTTCGAAGAAAGCTGGCTCCAGGGCGATGCTATCCCAGCGATTGGAAGCGGTGTTGATGTCTCTGCAGGAGTTGTTGCTGACATGCCTGCCTTTGGTAATACTGTAGTAACTTCGGGCGGGGTTGCTGGAAATTTAGCAGGTTCTGTCCTAAGTTCTGGTGTAATTTCTATTACTGCGGGAGGGGCTGGAACTACAGCGACGGCTCAATCAAGTTCAGAAATAAATGTTAAATAGTGGGTAAAATATATAAGTTGTTACTGCTTATATCCTTTGCAGGAACTAGCGTTTCTGCTGTTCCCGTTGTGCCTACATTTTCTACAGGGACTTTAAATAGCAGACAAGAAACTAAAACTGTGGTAACAGAAACTATAACCTCAGTAGATTATAGATCAGGCTATGAATATGTTGTCTCAGGTCACAACATAGAGCCACTAAATACAAATACTATTTCACCTAAAGCTGTATTAAATACACCTCAAACTGTTGACGACATTACTTTCACATGGACATCAGTAGATGTAACTCCAGCAAACAAACCCGACTGGGGAATAAAAACTGCTGGCAACGCTTTTTCGTTTACAGAAACACTAGCAAATCCAGGCTTGTCAAATGTAACTACAATAAACAGAACAACAACTACAGAATCTTTAGTAGAGTCTGTATCTGTCTTTACTCAATAACATTTAGTCAACCAGTATTTGCAAATTCAACAACTATAGCCTCTCCTTCTGCGACATCACAAGGCAGTGTGATTAACCAAGGAATACAGGTTCAAAGTGGTAGCTTTATGTATCAAGAATTAGGTGATGGAATCCGTTGCAGCGGAACGACTTTAACCATTAATCCTTTTATTTCAAAAGTTAATACTTGGAAAGATCCGTTTGAACCTTATTACCAAGAAAATGTATATGACGACAGTACAGATGCAGACGGAAATTTAACTAATCCGGGTGGAGTTTTATATACAAAGCCAATCAGGACAGGACAGGCAAAAAATAACTTAAGCTTCAATTATGGTATAACTGCCACGATAGCTGTGCCTTTAGATCGCCGTATGGTTAATAACTGCGTGGCTGCACAAACTAGCAGAGTTAAATATTTAGATCAAGCCTACAAAGCTAGAAAATTAGATTACGCTTTAAGCCGTTTAAAAATTTGTGCTGAGCAATTAAAATTGGGAGTATCATTTTTACCTAATTCGCCCTCATTTGTTGTCTGCGAGGATGTAACCCTAATTACGCCTCCTAATCAATTAATAGATCATACTCATAGTATTAAATCAGAATCTACTTCAAGCGATTCTGACGCTGCTCAGTTCTCCTTTCAGAGAGGCTCTTTACAGGAGGAGTCTTTTTCCGAATAGCAAGCAATTTTTTAGTTAATTTTTTGGAAAAACTTTTGACTTTTCCTTTTAACTGCTTTTGAACAAATTTGGCTAGAGGCTGCCCAATAACAGTAACTCCAACAACAGAAGTAATAGCAATTGTTGATGTATTTACAAGAGTACTTGGTGGCGGCGTGTATGAATTAATGACATCAAATAACGCCCTATCTTGATAAATAGTTTCACATAAATCACCATTTTTTTCATAGCGTAAAACAACCTTAGTTGAAAATTTGCCTGTAGCTCCGGGCGGAGGCGAGCCGGGTCTGGGACAAGGCAAGTCAATATTTTGATCTGTTTTTATTCCTGACAAATCAACTTTTGGAAGTTCTAAACCTTTTGCAAGGCTTTCTGTTTTTTGAGTTTCTTTTTCTTTTTTAGTTTCTGTTTTTGGTGTTTTTATATTTGGAGTAGGAGCAACTAATTCTGGTTCTTCTGCTTTCACAGGACCAACAGCAGAAAGACCTTCCCAATCAATCGCCATGCTTTCCAATGTGGGTACATTGCCATCACAAAGGATCAAATTTCCTTTCTCATCATTTGTTACTAGCTGCTTATTTTTTAACGTCCTAGCCCTTACACAGCCGGGCATTTGAATAACTGGAAAACCTATATTACTAGGAATTTGTGGACTTGATGTGCGAATTATTGTTGTATCAATTGAAGCGTCTGGTATTTCTCTAATTCCAATTTCTTCAATTTCCATTTAGCAATCATTCCATTGACCAGCAAGATCACTTGCAACACTTCCTAACTGTTTTCGAGACTGACCAAAGAAGATTCCCGCCAATACTGGACCAATAATAGGAACGCTTGCAATGGCAGGTGTGACTTGAACAGAAGCAGCATCAGCAATCATCATCCCATTTGACTTGCCCTGTGCCATCTTTTCAATACAGGCAATCTGATCTGCTGTCAGTTTCCCGTCTGAACCTTTTGGATAAATTGCAAATTGAGCTACGTCTTGTTTATGAACATATTTCTTCTTAACTCCACCATTAAACGTAGGCTTGGAGTCATCAATAATTGTTGTAACTAGCTTTGGATCGTGCTGCTTAGAATTAAACATCCACTCCTCTGCACCGTCAGGTTTGGTCTCACTCCTAATTTGAATCGAACTGTAAGGAGTGTTAGAAAGCTTAGCTATATCAGGGATGCCTCCATCTTTTTTTGCAAGCATGTTTAAGCTCATAAAATTACTTGCTATTAGTCCTGAAGCTAAAACAAGAGTAGAAAGGCCATTTAATGATTTGAATTGAATCATTTACTTAAAGTAATTGAAATTTAAAACAATCCTTGCTGGTTGATCTGTTGAACTAACTCCACTATGGTAGCAATTTCCTCTAAAAGTAAGCATACGATTTTCTATGCTTTCAATTTTAGTTCCATCTAAAAATTCTGTATAACCATTATTAGTATTAATATAAAAAATTGAAGTGTAATTATCTTCAAAAGCATCAACATGAAAACCTGAAAGAATATGATCTGTTGTTTGCGACGTTAAATTTGCTTTGATTTTAATTAACGCTTTTCCTTTTAAAAGATTGTAAATTGGTTCAATATAGTTTTGAAAATAAGTACATGTAGGAATATTATTATAATAAAATAAATGAACAAATTGATAATTAAAATTACTTTGGCAAAAAGATTGTTTAATTTTTTCTTTTACTTTTTTATTATCTACTTGGGTTGATATTTCTTTATCCTCATCGTTTAAAATTTGACTAAAATGCCACGAAAACATTGGAGAAGTTATTAAATCTTTTACTTTTATAAAATCATCTTGGTCTAAAAAATTATCTATACAACTAATCATCTTGCGAATGGATTAACACTGCCAGTAGAAGACGGAACGCTTGGAATTTCTGGCATAGCACTTTGTACCAAGGCAGGAAGTTCTTTCTTAACGCCATCTAATACAGCGTCAAATATTTTTGATCTGTAAAAAAAAGCCCCACCTAACCCTGCAACGCCAAGAATAAAAGCAGCAAAATTAATCCAAGTAATAATTTTTATCATGCAGGGCAAGCCTCGCCATTGCTAGGTTTGTGGGCTTCTTTTGCCAAATTGTTTAGATCTTCTTTAAGTTTTACAACCCTTTCAGTGCTTTCTTTAAATCTATTTTGCAAATCAAGTTGAATTTGCTCCTCTTGAGCCATTTGTGCTCCAAGTTCTGCAAGGCGTTCCTGCATGTCAGCCATAAGTAAAGTAATTTATTTCTAAAACTATAGCAAGGCTTGACCAGTTCGCTATAGTTCTCTTGTTAAAAACAATTTATGAAATCTTTTCCTGTTTTATTTATTGATGATTTTTTCCCTGACGTTGAATACGTTTTAAATATTGCCAAAAACACAGAGTACGAAGTAAAACGTTCCAGTGCTACAGGTGTAACTTCAAGCTTAGGCTTAGAAAAATTAGATTTAGGATTGCATAACTACATAACAGAAAAAGTAATATCTATTTTTTGGCCTCCTAATGACTACATCGCAAATTGCAATCTTACAATAGATTTTCATAAAATTGATTCTTTTAAATCAACAAATCAAACCTTTAACAAAGGAGCAATTCACTGTGACAACGTTTTCGGAGCAGATCTTACTGTAATTATTTACTTAAGCGACCATAAAGAAACTAATGTAGGAACAAGTTTTTACGAAAGAAAACAAGATGTCTTTCTGCAAGGACATACTTATGTAGAAGACTTTCAAAATGCTTTACAAGCATATAATCAAGATAAAGAAATAACAGAAGAAAGAGAAATTATTTTTAATAAATACTTTGATAACTTTAAAGAAACCGCAAAAATTCAAAACAAACAAAACAGAGCTGTTATTTTTCCATCTAACCTCTGGCATGGTGTAACATCTTTTACAGAAGAAACAAGGTATGTAGCAAGATTAATACTTTTCCCGTCTAATGTTCAATGTAAATATAACAATAACTATTCAATAAATCCATTAGACAGAATTAATTAAATGTCTTTCCCTGTTACTGTTGTAGACAATTTTTTCCCTGATCCAGAAAAAATTATTGAATTTTCTAATACTCTTAAATATGTAAAAGATGAATATGGTGGCGGCAGATGGCCTGGAATAAGATGTGATAATTTAGCAACTATTAACGACCAACGATGTTATGATTTTGGTCAATATGTTATTAGAAAAGTAAATAGTTTATTTTGGCAAGACCAAGTTGAAAATACGGTTGCTTCATTACATTTTCAAAAAATTAAACCTTTTGTAAAAGAAAAAAAAGATCAATTTGATCCTACAAATACAGGATGGATACACAAAGATTACAAACAGCTTGCAGGATTAGTTTATCTTTCTAAAGATCCTCAAGAAAACACAGGAACATCTATTTATAATTTTAAAAATGGTATTTATAATTATTATCAAGAAGACTTAAACTATAAAAGAAAGCTTTACAGTGGAAAACCTTTTGACAAAAAAGAATATATAAAAGCTTTTGAACGTAATCAATCGTATTTTTATGAAACAATAAATATAAAAAACGTATATAACAGATTACTTTTGTTTAATGGACAACAATTTCATGCTGCACAAACATTTGGTTATGGAGAAAAAGAACGATTAACTTTAAATATTTTTATAGATGATCATTTCCCAGCCACACCTCCATTTGCAAGATAGGTTATAAAGACAAAAAAAAAGTCATAAGCTATTATGACAATAGTTTTTTCTGCTATTACCCCTAATGGCCTACGGTTCAATAAAGGCAGATTCTTTAATCTGGGATAATTCAGGATCAGATGCAAGTATAGCTCTTTCTGATCTTGCTGAACTTAGAAATATTCCACAAAATTCTAAGTCGTCAGCTTATACACTTATTGCTTCAGACAACAGTAAGCACATTTTAACAACCGCTAATGTCACAGTGCCGAACGGAGTTTTTAGTGCTGGTCATTGCGTCAGTATTGTAAATAATAGTGGTAGTGCTATTTCAATTGTTCAAGGAAGTAGTTTTACTCTTTACAACGCTGCTGATGGAACAACAGGAAATAAATCTGCCGCAGCTCGTAGCATGAGCACCATATTATTTACAGCTTCAAATGCTGGATATATAACTGGGGCTGGTATTTCATAACCATCACTATCTAATTTAAAACAAATGCCAATTCATCAACAATTAGTAGGTCAAACTGGAAGACCACCAGTAGGACAACAAGTTTTTAGTGCTGGTACAACTCAGTTTACTGTGCCAGGTGGTGTCCAAAGTGTTTCTGCTGTTTGTATTGGAGCAGGTGCAGGAGGAGGTGGTTATAGCAGTGGAGTTGCTTGTGGAGGTGGCTTAGGTTATGCACAATTTAATACTACGCCAGGAGAAACTCTTACGGTTTATGTAGGCAGCCCTGGTTCGGGCGGTGGTCCTTGGGGAGGAGGAGGAGGAGGAGGAGACTCATGGATAAAAAGAAGTAGCACGGTATTAGTAGAAGGAGAAGGAGGCGAGCAAGTAGGAAACGGTTCTTATGGAGGTGGTGGTTTTACAGGTGATGGAGGTGGACAAGGAGGAAATACAGCAGGTCAAAGTTGGTTTTCAGGTGGACAAGGTGCTGGCGGATACCAAGGGAATGGTGGAGGATATAATGGGCAATCTGGCAGTGGTGGCGGAGGTGGAGGTGCAGCAGGTCAAAGTTTTACTAATGGTTCTTCTGGAGCTGGTGGTGGTGTAGGAATTTTAGGAGAAGGTAGCAATGGGGCTGGTGGCAGTAGTGGCAGAGATGGAGGTCAAGGTGGTTCAGGTGGTCAAGATGGAGGTCAAGGAAATGGTAATGCTGGTACACAACCCACTGGGTTTGGTGGAAATTACGGAGGAGGTGGAAACGGTTGCTGGCATCAATACTCTGGCGGTGGATCATTAAAAGGAGGAGATGGCTCAGTTAGAATTATTTGGGGAAATGGACGCTCTTATCCTTCACAAAACGTACCTGACGCTTCTTAACTATGGCTGATTTTTACATAAAAATTGATTCAGATAATAAGCTTATTGGCTTACCTGAAGGCAAAAACGCTTTAGCTGCTGACTTGCCTGATCATGACTTTACAAATCCTCCATCAGGCTATGTCGAAATGGAAATGACAGCCCCACCAGATATTTCTTTTCAACCGTACAAAACATTTGACACAACAACTAGCTCATTTACTGGAGAGTCTTTTGATTATATTTATGACAACAGTACAAATAAAGCAAAACAAGTTTGGTACACAAGAGATCTAACAGATGCAGAAAAAACAGCTAAACAAAATGAAATAAAAGATCAATGGGCAAAAGTAGGCTTTAGTTCTTGGACATGGGATGAAGATACTTGCGGTTATAAACCGCCTGTAGCAGAACCTAATGATTCAAATAATAAAGAAGGTAGCAAAATATATCAATGGAATGAAGCAACTCAAAAATGGGATCAAATAATGGGAGATCTTTAAGCCTGAGCAATCCATTTAGAAGTAGATGGAACTGCAATATAAGTTCCAGCAGCAACAGTTAATGTTCCATAAGATTCAGCCAAAGAACTAGCTGAAATACTGTAATTACTACTAGAAGTTTGATTAAATAAATACTCATAAAGTCCACCTGCAACTACTGCACCGCCGCCTCCAATTGAACCCCAACCATCAGCTCCATAACCTTCAAACTCTCCTTCTGTTGTGTTGTATCTGAATAATCCAGTTGAGGGAGAACCAGGTCTTTGAGCTGTTGTTCCAGCAGCAATGTCAATAGCTCCTGTGCCTGTCATTGAAATATTTCCACTAACAGTTAACCCAGTAAGCGTTCCAACAGAAGTCAAACTTGATGTAACAACTGTGCTTTTTAATTCTGTTCCTGTAAGTGTTCCAGCAGCAGCCGTTACCGTAATATTTGCAGACCCATCAAAACTTGTTCCATTAATTGTTCTTGCTGTTGTTAATGTTGCAGCCGATCCTGTTGTGTCTTGGTTAAGTGTTGGAACTCTAGCTGCTGCAATTGATCCAGAAGCTATGTTTGAAGCATTTAAAGAAGTTAAATTAACTCCACTAGAAGTAGGAAGTGTTGCTGGAAATCTTGCATCAGGAACAGTCCCAGAAGTTAAGTTGCTTGCAGAAAGAGCTGTTAAATCTACAGTTTGCCAAGAACAAGATCCATCACCATCTGTTCTTAAAAATTTATTAGTAGCTGATTCTCCTGTAGATAATACATCTACTCCTTCTGGAGTAGCTATTGTTTGCCAAGTATTGTCTCCTCTTAAAAACTTAGAGCTAGTTGCCCCAGAACCTAATCTGGCAACATTAACAGTTCCAGAACTTAAATTTGACGCATTTAAAGCTGTTAATGAAGTTCCAGCCCCACTAAATCCAGTTGAAGTTAATAATCCAGTTGAAGGATTATAAGTTAAGCCTGTATCTGTCTCAGCTCCTTGTGATCCTGTAGTTCCATCAGCAAATAATGGATAAACAGTTTCATCGGTTGAGTTATTAGCTGTAACAGTAAACTGGGTTGCTAAAGCTGCTGTTCCACTTGTATCTTGCGTTCCAGAAGTATTAACACCAGGAAGATTTATATTTGCTGTTCCATCAAAACTAACCCCACCAATTGTCCTAGCAGTTTCTAAAGCTGTTGCTGTATCAGCATTACCAGTAAGATCTCCAGTTACATCTCCAGTAATTGTCCCACTAACAGTCAAAGAAGTAAGAGTTCCAACTGATGTAAGAGAACTTGCAACAACATTTGAAGCAAGAGTTGTTCCTGTTAAATCACCAGCAGCCGTATTAGTTGTATCGGTTGACCATTCAAGAGTGGTAGGTGTGCTGGCATTAGCCTTTAGCACTTGGTTGGCAGTTGGAGCTGTAGCAGGAAGGGTGTAAGTTATATCTGCTGATTGAGCTTGAGCTTTAAATCCTGAGTAATGTGCTCCGTCTGAATCTGCTTCACTTAGCCTTAATTCTTTTCCGTTATCAATAGTTAAATGATCTGTCATTGTGCCACCAGCTTTTGGCAGAGCAGCATTAGCTGTTGTATTTGCTGTATTTGCTAAGTCATAAGCAGATTTAACAGCATTTGGAGTAGCTGCTGTTGTGGCACTGGTGCTTGAAGTTGAGTCTGTTAATTGAAGAACACCAACTGCACTTGTCGTTCCTGTAGTTACTTTTGAACCTGTAATTGCAGCCGAGTTAGACACATCGGCATCAACAATTGCACCAGCAGTAATAGAAGTTAAACCTGCATTATTTATTCCAATATCACCTGTAACTGCAACTGCTGTTGGAACGTTTGATCCATTACCAACAATAATTTGAGCAGAGGTAATATCTTCTAATTTTGAAAGAGCAATGTCGGCATTAGCAGCTAAATTTGCATTAACTAAACTTCCATCAACCATTGTTGATGTAACTGTGTTTGTATCTCCAGTGGTAATTAATGTACCTGTTATATCAGGTAAAGTTATAGTTTTATCTGAACTTTGAGGGTCAGCTACAGCAAGAGTTAGCTCATATGCGTCAATAGTTGATCCTTCAAATACAAGGCTTCCAGTATTACCAATTAACAACTCACCCGTCAATGTGCCACCAGCTTTTGCTAGCTTTTCTGTTTCTAATTCTTGAAGTGCATCTTGCAAATTAGTCGCACTAATTTGTCCATAAGGTGTGAAGGTAATATTGCTTGCAACTTGCCCAGCTACGGTCTGTGATAAATCGACCTCATTCCATGATGATCCAGCACTATTTGTTACTCCTAAAATGTAATCAGGTGGAGCAAAAGCAATAGCTGGAGCTGGAGAACTTGGCGTTCCAGAAACAGCAACTACAACATATACACCGTCAGTAGTTTGCGATGCAGTAGGTAAATTTGAACCAACAGACAAACCAGCCGCAATTCCAGCAGAGGTCGCCGCCACCATTTGGCTTGTGTTTGCGTTGTAAGTTCCACCAAAGACAAGACTTCCCTTAGTTAATGTAGTAATTGCTTGCCAAGCGTTTCCATCCCATATAAATGCGTCTTCTGACACTGTATCGAACAGTATTTGTCCTGAGAACTGGGCTGTTGGATAGCCACTTTGAGCAATAGATTGAAATATTGCTGTAGAAGTATTACTTAATTTTGTTCCATCAATAGAATCATTTGCAATCCTTGCAGCGTCTAAACTTCCACTTGTTATTTTAGTAGCAGCAAGATCAGGAATTAAAGCCGCCGTAAGGGCTGCGCCTGCTGTTGCAACGCCTTTATTGTTAACAGTAATTGATTGATATGTTCCCGCAGATATTCCACTTGTTGAAGTTGATAAATTACCACTACCATCAACAGTTAAGCCTCCTCCAGATGTAATTTGTACTGCACCTTTAGCTGATGTTGTAGCTGTTGGAATATCATTAGCTACTAAACCTGTAGCAGCCGTAATCATTCCTTGATTATTAAAAGTTATTCCACTAACTGTCGCTCCAGTAACACTATTAGAAAGAGATAATGCACCTGCTCCACTAACACTTAACCCAGTACTAACTGAAACTCCACCAACAGCAGATGTAGTAGCAACAGGTAAATCAGCAGCAGCAAGAGCAACAGTTCCAGTAATAAGTCCCTGAGCGTTATATGAAATACCTGAACGAGTAGCGGCTGTAACTGTGTTATTTATTCCAAGATTCCCACTGGCTACATTTAAAGACCTATCAATATTTGATGTATTTAATTTGGCGGCTGTGATTGTGCCATCAGTAATTTTTGCATTAGTTACAGCGTTAGCAGCAATTTTTGCTTCTGTAACTGCATTACTTTCTATGGCTGCAGCATCAACAGCATTATCAGCTAAAGCTGCTGCATCTACAGCGTTTGCTGCAAGCTTCGCACTTGTTACTGCATCATCAGATATTTTGGCACTTGTTACTGCATTATCAGAAAGTGTTCCAGCAGAAATTGTCCCAGAAAGCTTGGCAGTTGTTACAGCTCCATCCGCTAGTTGTGCTGTGTCAATTGCCCCGTTAGCTATCTGTGTTCCTGTAATTGTGCTATTAACAATGTTCCCAGCAGCAATAGTTGCGCTTGCAATCTTCGCTCCAGTTATTGCAGAGTTAGCAACAGCAGCCGTGTCTACAGCGTTGTCCGCAAGTTTTGCAGCAGTAACAGAATCAGTTGCTAATTGAGTAGAAGTAACACTTGCACTTGTAAGTTTTGCTCCATCAATATCTCCATCAGCAATATTTAATTTTGCATAAGCAATTGTTGCATTAGCAATCTTGGCATTAGTAACAGCAAGATTGGCAATAGCATTAGTGTCTACAGCATCATCAGCTAGTTCAGAAGAGCCAACAGCATCAGCAGCTATCTGTGTAGCAGTAACAGTATTATTAACTAACTTTGCTCCAGTTATCGTTGCGTCTGTTATCTGAGTTGCAGTTATCGTTCCATTTGCAATCTTGGCAGCAGTAACAGCATTATTTTGAATAGTTGCTGTCGCTACTGAATCAGCAGCAAAAGGCGTTGCAACTTTGGCAGCAGGTATATCTCCCGAATCAATAAGAGCTGCACCAGCAGCTATCAAATCTTTAACAGTTACTTTCTTGGTTTCGGTAGCACTGAGATCCGCTAGAGCTAATACATCAGTTCCCTGAATACCAGCTTCACCTAATGCGGGTAAAGCACTTATCTGAAGATCAGCCATTGACTACTATCTAAAAACCATTAGCAATAGTTTAAACCTGTTCCTGCAATATGGGACTTTGATTTTCCTGAAGAACCTTATCTGAGTTCTCTTGAAGGATGTACCCAGCAGTATCTCCAGTCTTTAATCGAATAACACCATTCGTAACAAATTCAATTCTTGTGTCTATAACTTCAGCCGCATTCACACTTACAGCAACATTAGTAATGATGCAATTGGCTTCATAGTAAACATTATTCTTTTTGTTATTTGGGTCACGATAAATATAAAACAAGCCATCAAAATCCGAACCCTGTTGAGTTCTAACAATTAGTTGAGCTAAATAAAATGCAAATTCAGATTCAGCTCCATATTCATTTTTCCTATCTCCTGTGTCATAACTATGCTCCCAAATACAACTCATTGTTCCTTGACCGCTAATTAAACCAGCCTCATATTGATTTCTAAATTCATCGCCAAGATTTGTTAAATCAACTTGCTCTCTACTCGTTGTCATCTCAAAGTCTCGAACATTGGCAACATGCCTATATCTTTCGTTTCTAGTTTTAATTGTAATATCTTTAGCAGAGCTAGGAGCAACAAGAGTTAAAGCATTAGTAGTTAAGCCTTCAATCGCTTTTGAAAAACTATCAAATAACTTTATTCCACCAACAGGATCAACATTTATAAACCATTTACCATCTGGATAGTTATGACTGTCAACAAGTTCAAGGTTTGATCCGTCAACCGTAGCTATTTCAACTTCATCTCCTGTTAGTAACGATCCAGAACTGTGGTCAACACTAAATCTTTTAGTCGAAGTGTTTACATCAAAAGGATCTAACTTCGTCTGCAAAGCAGCTTGAAGTGCATCTCTTTTAAGGGCTATTTCACCCGATTGCCCAAAATAAACACCCATGATTTAGATAGATACTTCTGTAGGTGCTCCATTTGATTCCCAACTAATATCAGCACTTAAAACTTCACCAACGGCACTGTTCATTGATATTCCAGTAATTAAAGTTGAAAAAGTAATAAAACGACCATTAGCAGAACCATCAGCAATTTTTAATTTTAACAAAGCAGAACTAGAATCAGCAGCCGTTCCATCACCAGCTCCACTTCCAGCTTTAATACATTTATTAATTAACGTTGTAACATCTCCACCAGATCCAGCAGAAGCTTGATAGTAAAACAATCTTGCACTACCGCTATAACTTCTAATTCCTTGAACAATCGTTCTATCAGTGTCTTCTAAAGAAGTTGTTTCAAGAACAGCTTGTGAACTAGAAAAAGACCAAGATTGGACTTTGGCGGCTTTAGTGCCGTCAATAAGAAGCTGTCCATCTTTTCCGCTATAAAAAGCCACGACCTAAAAAATCAAAACGTTGTGTTTATTCTAAGGGGCATCTAGGCAAGCAACAAAACTACAGCTCACATTGCTCAAACCTTTGAAAGTACTTTGAACAGTAGGAGGACCAGAATAACGCCATAAAAGTCCAGTACCACCTTCTTTTACTAAAGATTGAAGACTACTAGCAGGATTCGTTTGACCATCAACTTCCTTGCTATTAGAGACACCAGAAACACCATCACTAGAAGTAAAAGTTACATAATCCCAAGTAGAATTAACATCTTCATAATTTTCAAGAATTAAAGCCGCTTCAGCATCAGTAATGTTTGAGAAACCAAGACTTAAAGTTGCATTAACTCTTTTATTTCCATAACGAATATGTGTTTTTGTACCATCTAAAGATTCAAAATCTGTGCTTGGATACTTTCCAGGTGTGTAACTTCTGGAAGTTGGTTTAATGCTTGGAAAAGCTCTTGCAGTTGCCATTAATCTTCGTCACTAAAGATTTGCGTGTTTGAATTAGACCAGTTTTGTAACATTGCTAGTTTACCGTCTGCTGTTAATTCTGCGTACGAACCAGTTAATTCCACAAGGCCATCATCTCCAAAAGTAATACTTTCTACTTTGTAGCACTGATCAGATGCTTCTGATTCCTTAATTGTAAATAACGAACCAGCAAAAGCCTTAACAGCATTTGTGTTAGAAAAATCTACTGTAGCTTCTGTTACTGGCATTATTTCGCCAGCCACTATTGTTGACGGATTCCAATAATAAAAAGTTTTACTTCCGCTAATAGTGTCTTTACTTACAACAGTTCCATCCTCAAGAATTGCACCATTATTAAACCTTTGAACGTGTTGTGTTGTTGAGAAAACCCTAATGTAATCGCCAGGCCTAACCCCGTTAATGTAATGAGGAGCAGTTTTAAAACTTACTGTATGGTCTAAGTGTTTTCTTAAAACTAATGTGTATTTTGCAAATAATATTGCTGCTTCACGGCTAGTACAAAAACCACTTAAATCAAAAGTTTCTAATGGATCATCTACATGATCTGTTCCAAATAAACGAATAATGGCTGACTTTGTTTCAGGAAATCCATTTTCTTGCTCTTGACGGTAAAGAACGTTTACTTTAAAAGATTGCCTATCTTCTGGAGATAAAAAAGAAACACTTAAATCACTAATATTTCCATCAGTAAACATTGCTTTAATCTTTGGTTTACCTTCAAGATTAATAGTGAAATCGTTGTTATAAGGAACAGCAGGAAATAAACTAAATTTTCCTCCAATAATTGTAAAATCTAATAAACAATAAATAGCTTGTTGATAAATAAATTCTCTTAAATTTACTCGACTAGAAATCATTCCATCCCAAAAAAGTTTATTTGCCTTACAAAACTTTGCTGCAATTTCCATATTTTCATCATCAACAGAATCTTCACCAATAACTGCACCAGCTCCTAGCGTTTTATCTGTTAACAACGCATAAGCAATTTCAGGAAATAAATTTGTTGCTTTTCGATTTCCATCTATCAAACTTTTAACTTTTACTCCTTCTTTAAAATAAGCAGAAAATTGACTAAAATTTGTCCATTCTTTTGAACTATTAATTCTTAATCCTGCGTAAGCTAAATCTTGATAAGTAGCTGGATTTCCTACAGCTCTACTCCCTTCTGTTTCTACAATTTCATTACAGTATGTTATTTGATGTTCAGGACCATCTAAATGGCTTGATCTATCGCCTTCGTATTGCCAAAAATCAGCAGCAGCATCATAAGGATTTAATTCAGCAGATCCAATTTCATCACTGTAAATACTAGAAGAAGACGTATTAACATTCACATTAAATCTTATATCTGTAGCTCCAGAAGGAAGATTAATATCGTCTTTATCTAAATAAACAGTCTGATTGTTTGAATAACCTTGTCCTACATCACTCAAAGACCACTGTGCAAACCACTCATCACCAAGGCTGTACACAGTAACATCAGCTTTTAGACCATAACCATCACCACCAGAAAGTTTTTTAACATTTACTTCCCCACTAAAAGAAGGAGTAGCAGTTAATAATTTCTGCTCATCTTTTGTAACTCCATATTTATTGGAAGTTTGATTTGTACCAGGAGTAAATTTGCCCCCTCTTCCATCTAATGTTGTGTAGTGAAATTCAACAGCAGTATTATCACCTGGTTGTCTTACTTGAGCATTTGCCCATGCAGGACCATCAAGACCTTGAATATTTGGAGTTACGTCAGCTTTATTAATATATAGACTCCATGTTGTCCAGCCTGATCTTGGATAATTATCCCATCTAACAATTACTGTATGGTTTGCTCCTGAACCTGATACATATCCACCAAATCCAGGGTAATAAAGTTTATTAGTAAATATTCTTTGAGACGGTCTTGCTATCGGTAAATTAGTTATCGAATAGTCATCTCTACTTCCTGCAGAAGTTGTTTGAAAACCAGTAACTTGATAACTAGCATTTCCTATTTTTACTTTATTCGGTGCTCCTAAATTCCATTCTGTGTTACTTAAATTTTGCTTGCTTAAAGCATGATAAGTATCTCCTGCAAACTCAACAGCAAAATCTTCTCCATTAACCCTACAAGTAAATTTATCTATAGATCCTGCTGTTCTTGCACCATTAGCATTTAAAAGGATAGTGTTAACAGGATTATGTCTTTGTCTTGCATCATAAGCTTGTACTTCTTTAACAACTGCAGCACCAGGCCAAGGGAAAAATCTATATTCGTATTGATCTAAAGCTGGTTGATCAATTCTTATATAATTATATTGAAACTCTGGAGTATTACCTTTCACACAAAACAAACCAGTATGAACATTAAGGTTCGTGCTAGGTTTTAACCAGTTCCATGTGTTTTCTCCTACTTTTCTAACTTGTAACTTAAAAAAGCTATATCTAGTAATAAATTTATTTACATTACCAAGTTGAAGTGAAGAATTATGGTCATAAATTTCATAAATTTTTTCTTCTGTAGGTTTACTATTTACATTTGCAAATTGTATTTCTTTAAATACTTTTGACTTAATTCCTATTTCTGTAATATGACATTTTCTATTGTTAGAAATTGTTCCTAAAGTAGCCTTTTGAAGCGTATATCGACTACTTGGATTAAATATATCAGTATAATTTTGTTCATAATAAAATTTATCGTCTTTATTTGTTCCAGGTCTTACTGTAAAAAAGTCTCCATTTGTATTCCAATAAGGGTTTCCGCAATGTGGTCCTAATCCATGTGTAGTGTTATTGATGGATTCATATCTTCCAGTTTCTATTACTTTAAAACCAATTGATCTAGTTTTTGTTCCATCCCACGCTCTTCCATTAACAGGCAAGTTATCTTCCAATATTTGTGTACAAGTTACCAAAGTTGAACCAACCATATACTGCTCACCTATTGCAATATAGGAATCAGTAGCTTCTCTAACTGTTTTAGTTGCAGAATTAATATCCTCAACCCCATGAGGATCCATTGTTAAATTTACATCGCCACTATCTTGTTGATACCCAATTCCTTCATACAAGCCAAGTCTTCCGCTACCTACTATTTGGTATGTCAAAGAACTTCCAACAGTTGCATCAGCACTACCTGATTGCTGGAGAGCGGTTCCAGAATTAACAAAGCCTGCTCTCATAGGCCATGCACCAAGTAGTTTTCTTCTTTTTTTGTAAGTTATTCTTCCTGCTGGCCTATAATCAGAACCACTAACATCACTACGAGTCCTAACTAATTGATAAGGCAACTTATAAGCAGTAGCATTAGGTACTGGATTACTTAAACCAAATGTTGCTTGTGTCGTAGGGTTTCTTGTTCCAGAAAAATGTTTTTTATTATCAATTTTAAAAATATCATTAGGAATAATGCCTCCATCTCTTAAAAAAGGAATATTGTTTCCTGAATGTCCATATCCATCATTTGAATAATTAAGCTTATAAATTTTATCTGAATGGTAGTTTTCTATTAATAAATCTCCTATTGCATAACCTTTAAAATCTGGTCTTTTAGCTATTTCACCTAAAGAAAATAAAGCAAGTATTTTTAATTGTTGGTATCTTCCTAAACTAACCATCTGTGACCAAATAAGTTGTGAATTAACACGGATACCTCCGTAAGAAATTCCACTTATTGTTTGGCGATTAGTAAAAATAAGAGGTATTAAATCTCCTAAGTTTGCTAAATCTTGAACACTATTAAAACTAAATTGCGGTGCAAACTTCTTAGTACCACCTATGTCTGCTGTTCTTTCTTGTGTACCTTGTCTTTGACTTGGTGGCTTTGGTGCTAATAAAACACTAGCAGCAGTTAAAGCAACACCAACAGCAACTTGTCCAAGAAAAGTGAGGCTACCACCCGACCAAAAAGCCCCTATAACAGCAGGACCAGCAACAAGATCAGGTACTAAGCCATAGGCTTCTGGACGTTCTTTTACTTTTGCTGCTACACCTTCTAAAAATTGAAAATATTCTTCTTCTGTTATTCCAAGTGCATTGCAAAGGTCGGCTTCCGTTGGAAGTAACACCCTGCGAGTAAAAGGGCTTCTAGCGGCGACCATTTCACCACCAACTTTCCTAATGTTTTTTGATAACTCAGCCATCCTTCCTCATAAAAAGCTGCCATGCCATAACCATCATCTGATTTGCATAAGCCAATTGTTCCTAGTTTAGGGGGTGATTCAACTCCCCACCTATTTAATTCTTCAAAAAAGATACTATAGTCTTTTCTTTTTAATCTTCGATACCAATTACGCTCTCCTTTTGGAACAGTAAAACCATAGTGACCCAATACTGTACGAACTAAAGATAAGCAATCTCCAGTGCCATGTTTTATAGGATCAGACCCTAAACGATACTCAAGACCTATTAATTCGTAAGGCTTCAAAGATTCTGTAATTGACCTGTTAAAGGAAGATGAGAACACCTTGCCTTTGTCAAAGTTTGCTGTGGAGCGTTTGCACCAACAGCATCTATAGCACTAGATAAAGTTAACTCTATTGACTCAGCATCGTAACTCATTCCAGCAGCTAACCACAGTTCACCGCTTATTTTTCCTCCATTGGCAGCAGCCGTATCTTTATTAAAATCTGTTGTCATTAAAAATGTTTCTACTTCTACTAAATATTTATTATCCACAAATTCTTTTACATAATTCATGCTTAATGAGTTATTAGCAAGAACAAGAGAAGCTTCTAAATTATCCCCTGATCTATTCATTGCTGCTCCTTGATAAAGAAAAGACAAATAGTTATGCCCATCAACAGCAGTGTGTTTCCCATTCTGAAATTTAAGTTCTGAACCGTCTGTTTTATAAACAGTAAGGAAAGCAGTTAAAGCAACAACTGACATTACATTCCTATCCTTGATCTAGCTCCTCTGCTATTTCGCAGAGTAGACATTGTTCTAGATTCTCCTGCTGCTGCACCCTTAGATGCTGCTGAATTGATAATTTGACCAACAGCAGATTTAGGAACAAATTCTTCAGAGTTAAAGTTTAATATTGGACCAGAGTAGTTAACAGTTGTTTGTGCATTAGCTCCACCACCTGAAGAAGATTGACCAGTTCCAGGGATAACAGATTCACCCCTAGCCCCTGCTGAATACCGTTGCATTGACTGAGCCATCTTAGAAGCTGGAATTATATACTCATCCTCACCTGCTTCTCCCACAAGCCCCATTGTGGGCTTAGTAACCAAACCACCTTGATTAAATGGTCTAATTCCATTAGCAACATAAGCACCTTCAGCAGCCGTTAAACCAAACGCCCCAAAGATTGCTTTTTTTAACATTAAGCTTCCAATCTGTTTAGCAATACCAGCAAGAGATTCTCCAAGCGATTTAGTTCCATCTATTAAGCCCATAACAGCATTATGTAAACCTCCAGCAATTGTTTCTTTAACACCTTCAAACGCTTCTTTTAATTTATTTACTTTAGGAGTTGTTTCTTCTGTATCTTTTTTGCCTTCCTTAAGTTGTGTATTTACTTCTTTAGTTGTGTTTAGATATTCTTTCCAAGCTGCATTAATGTCACCACCTGCATCTGCTAATGCTTGTTGGAATTTTGTCATATCAACTATTCGAGCTTCACCGTCTTCTCCTGTGTTCATGCGTTCCCATAAATCACCAGCTTGACCCATACCTTTTGTAAAACCTTCTTGAAGTCCTCCAGCAACATTGCCAGCAACATTAGCAACTTTTTCTCCTGCACCTTTTAAAAATTTCTTTAATGGTTCTGGTATTAAATCCCAAACTTTTTTAATTCCTTCTCCAATCCATCCAAAGATCCTACGGAAAATCTCTGCTAGTTTTTCTGCTAATCCTTTAAATAAATTAGTTAATTGAGTTGTAAAATGGATAAACCTTTCTCTAGCATCTGCAACCCAATCAGGAACAGCTTTGTATAAAGGTTCAAATGCTAAAGCAACAGAACCAATTATTTTTCCAAGACTAGAAAATATAACAGTTGCTAATTTAATTCCTCTATCAAATTCTAATTGGACTTTTATCCATGCGTCAGTTAAAGAAACAATTGAGCTTTCGCCTATTCCTAATGATTTTGCAATAGCACTACCAAATCCACTAAAGACGCTAAAGACTGCATTAACAGCCTTTCCAAGCATCCCAATAATATCAACTAAAACAGATACACCTTGAATTGTTCTTTTAACAATTATTCCTAACGCTGCTTGATCGGCAAAAATATTTTTAAATGATGAACTTAATCTTTTTAATGCACCTTGTATTGTGTCACCAGCAATAGCAGCAGCTTCTTTTGCTCTTCCTTGTGAATCAGCTTGATTAGCAATTAATTGATTTAGTTTTTCTGTGTCTTGTATTGCTACTTGAATACCTTTAAATGCTTCAATACCAAACGCTTGTTGCAACTCACCAGTACTAAATTTTTCTAGTTTTTTAAGTGCTCCAGCTAAACCTTCAGTTCTTAAAGTTGCCTCGTTTAAATCAATTCCTAATTTCTTACCAGCTTGCCCACTAGATATTTTTGCAAGTGCTGAGTTTAAACCTGTGAACGCTGTTTCTATATTTGTACCTGCTGCTGTTGATTGAGCAATAACAGCATTAACTTCTTCTAATGGAACTTTTAAACCTGCTGCTGTAGTTGCAACTTTACCTATGTTTTGAGAATACTGACCAATAGTGATAATGCCGTCTGCCTGTGTTTGTGCAAATTTATCCATCAAGGAAGCAGCCTGATCAGCTCCCATTCCATAAGCGTTTAATACTTTTACAGCAGCTCCTCCAGCCGTGTTTATATCAGTAAAACCACCAGTAGCACCAAGACTTGCTGCCTTTAATATCATTGCTGCATCAGCAGCATCAGTAAAACCAGCAGAAGCAACGTCATAAGCAGCTCCAGTTAATTCGGCTGTATCTGCTGCCCCATTTAATTCAATACTTAATGTTTTTAATTTTCCAGTTAAAGCGTCAGAATCACCTCCTAAAGTTTCAAACTTTGCAGAAGCAAAGTCCATTTCTTTCATCGTTCCAAAAATTGCTGTTACTCCTGTAAGTGCTGCTGAAAAAGCAAGAAGAGGAGCAAAGGTGCTTTTAATAGCGGTTCCTAAAACTTTGACTCCTACAGCTCCAACTTTTGCACCTGCTCCTGCTGCAACTGAAGCCTTTCCAAATAGCCCAACACCTTTTGCTGCTTTCCCTGCTTTACCTCCTAATTGATCAAACGCCTTTTCTGTTTTCTTTGCAGCTTCAGCAGTCTTCTTTAATTTGGCTGGCGTCCCAAAATCGTCATATCTTATTCCAACTGTTGAAATTAACGAGGTCACATTTCAGCTTTCTGTTATGTATAGATATTAGCGATACTTTGCCCTTCTCATATTGTTTTCATGCTCTTCATTTAACAGATCAAAATAAGCAGACCAAATTAACAACTCTTCTTGTGTAATTTTTTGATTTAATTCCTGCAACGTATAACCCAATTCTTTCGCTACTCCTAATTGAAGTTGTAATAAATTATCTTTTTTAAGTGCTTCTTTTATTCTTTTGGGTCAAAGTCATCTACCTCCTCTTGTTCAGGCAACATTGCCAACATCAATTTGTCCATATTTTCCGCACTAACATCATTCTTTAGTTCATCAATTTGACCAGCAGCAAACATTCTCCGCCCATCTTCAAACATTGCTTTACGAACAAATAAACGAATAGCAAAAGCATTAGCATCATCCTTTGCTCCTTTTTGCGCCTGCTCTCTTTCTGCCATTGTCATAGGAGTACACCAAAACTCAAACTCCGTGCCATCACTAAGTTTTACCGTTTTTTTTGTAGCTGTTAAATTAGAAGCCTTTTTTAAACGATCTAAAGGACTAAGTTTTCTTTGACTAGCAGACATAAAAAGATCCAATTGCATGAATTATATCAATAATAATAAAGGCCAGCCATACGGCTAGCCTCTATTTCTATCTGCCAAGATCATGTGAATTAATCTTGTCTTGTCGTAATGACTTGTTGTTCCTGCTAACTGTCTTAATTTCCTGTTTGGTAAATAACGCAAAAAGGAAGCGAACCCTTGTCCGGGCTTAGGACTTCGATAAACAAATAAAGACCCTATAGCATTAAGCACATTAAGAAGATGAACTTAAGTCGAATGTTGGTGAGCCTGTTGGCCTAAATGCAATCTCAACCATTTGTGCATCATCTGGGTTAATGTTCCAACTTGCAGAAAGTAAAGCAGCATCCATTGAAATACTTCTGCTTAATGCTTCGGTTGATTGTTTATCTGTGTAAAGCCTAAATGCAGCTCCAACTTGCTGACGTTGTAAAACATCTTCTACAAGTCTGTTAGATAAAGCAGCATCTTCGTCTGTAACATAAACACTTGCACTACCTGAACCATCAGCAAAGCCAGGAATATAAGCTTTAAATGGGGCTGTTTGTCCTACGGTTTGACCAATAGTAGTTACGTCAATTTCAGCCCTTGTTACTTCAAAAGACCATGATTGAACTTGTCCAATGGCAGCGTAATCGTTGTAATAAACCTCAAATTCATTAGGAGCTGCTGCTGTTCCTACATCAGTTAGGTTTACATCAGATCCGCCATTAGTAGCAGAAACCTTTAAAGCTCCAGTACTTGCGGTGTAAGCACTAACGTAATAAGTAGTTCCAGCAGTTAAACCAGCAGGTAAAGTTCCTGTTCCTGCTCCTCCAGAAGAAGAATCAACAACTTTAAATTTAACTGGATCTCCTACTTTTAAATTTAAGTAGGATTGAACAACCATAGTTTCAGTGCCTATGGTGACATCAGAAGGCGAGAATGTCCCTGTTGTACCAGCAGGTTTGTAGTACAAAGCTCCAGACGTACCTGATAAAACAGTAACAGCCATTGGATTAGATCAATCTAAGTATGCGTCAAATGTAGCTGAGAATTGCGTTTGATAAAACGCTTCTTGCTCTGCTGGTTGTATTGTAGCTAATCCTGAACAAGGATCAAAAATAATACTACTGAATTTAGCTCTGTCAAACTTATCTTTAATACGTTCTCCAATTGTTAAGTTTGCACCTGCCCCAACACCAGCAGGACTAAATACATTAATAACCAAAGTGCCTGTTTGACGGTTAAACGATTCCCCTGTCGCTGGTGCTTGTAATGTTGCATAATTATTAGTTCCAAATCTTAGAAAGACTTGCACCCAAGGAGTGTTGTTTGGTGGAGTAAATGGAGCGTTTTGATAGGCAACAGGATAAGCAGGACTTAATGCCATTTCTGTAGCAATACGTCCTTCTATGGCTGCTCTAACGTCATTAAAAGTGCTGCTCATACGCTTTCCTTACCAATTCGTTTTGCATTGATTTGAATCCAGCCTTGCATATCTTTTGCAATTTGCTGAATCCATCCAGCAGGTGCTTGTTTACTGTGTCCTGCTGCTAATGCTTCTGCATAGGGGAGTGAGTTATGAATTGTATAAGTATTACCAATTTTTTCATTTCCTACGGTGTAATTCATTCCCTTAGGAGGTTTTATTCCTGTTCCTTCTCCTCCGTTATATTCACCTGTTCCATTCTCTCCAATCTGCCAACTATTTTGAAAAGTTCCAAAATCAACAGGACTTTCTTGCTTTAGCATTGTGTCTGTATGTAAGACAGCCTGACTAAGCAAAGCGTTCATCCTTTTCTCAATTACGAATGCAAATTTTTCAGGCTTTGGACCTTTCCACTTAGCAGCCATTACAACCTCAGAATTAGTTCATAACTAATAGCAGTATTACCTTGCTCTGTTGTTTCAACTCGAATTATTTGATAAACCTTAGAACTAATAACAACACGATCTGAAACTGTTGGAGTGTAGTCCAAATCAGAAGCAGCAATTGTTAACCGTTTATCAGTTGCTTTTACTAAATCATCAACTTGTCTTGCAATAACACCTTCAACAAATCCTTTAACAGTTGTATCTGCTGTTGTTTCTCCCATCGTTCCAGTTGCCGTGTTATAAGCACTTCCTGTAACTTTACGAATTGTTACATCACCACCAACGGCTTTAAGAACTTTCTTTGCAGCTTTCCTAAAGCCTTTAGGTTTTACAGCCATTAGATTCTGTAAGCAATAAGTGACCCTGCACTTGTTTGAGTAATGCTTGTAAAGATTCCTTCAATGTCTGTGCTTGCTTTTAAATCAATTCCAGAAACAGTCGAAGAACCATTTTTAGTGACATTTGAAGAAACTAAAGTAACAGTTGAATCTGTTAAACAAGTAATTTTTCCAAACCTCCCAGTATGGGCGTTTGTATCTGTGATGATGATTGCAGCAGGATAAGAGATTCCCATTAGCTTCTTTTTACAGCAATGTTTCCAGGTCCACTAATTCTAATGCCTGTGAAGTATCTTTCAAACATTGGTGGGACACGATCAGCACCAACAGCACCATAATTATTAGGAGTTGCATCCAAAGATCCAACTTTAATGTTCTGATAATCTTCTAATCCACTAAGTCCTAAACCATCTTTATTGTTATTCAAATAAACAGCTAAAACTGCTAATGCTTTTTTTATTTGGTCTGGAATTTCTGTGTCTGTAAAATAATCTGTTGTTATACGAAAAGGAAAACCAGTTGCATAAGTATTGATATAAGTATCAGGTTTTCTTACTCCTGTTCGAGGCCATTGCAAAGCTTGTGTATCTGTTGCCCTTGCACCTAAAAATCTTTCACGGTCAATCCGTTGAGTTGCTGAATATAAAGCTCTATTTTTTTGGTCAGTTGTAGCAGTTCCCCAAGCAACAACATCATCATCTTCCATCAGACCATCAATAAGATCTTGTGTATCAGAAAGACTTAAATAACTGTTTGCGTTAGCTGCTCCTGCTGTCGCTACTATCGTTATTGCCATTAGAAGAAACTTTAGTTTTACGCTTTTTTTTGGGCTTTGGTTTAGGAGTTTCAACAGAAATAGAGGCCGCTTTTTCGGCAGCCTCTCTTTCTTTCATCCGCCTAAATGCGAACATTCCCATTAGCTAGATGCACCCTTTAAGAGTACGAAGTTAATGACAATTGCTTGGCTTAAAGAACCGCCGGAAACATTTCCAACAGTAACTTTAAAAGAACCAGCCGCTACAGCAGAAACATTAACTGTGTATGCACCAGCAGTTCCAGCAGACCCATGACAGGCATAAGGAACATCAGTTGCAGCTACACGGTCATTAGTAACTGTGAAAGTGGCTTCTGCTCCGTCACCAAGAGCAGCATTGTTCATTGTGATCTGGCCTGACTCAGTATTGAGTGTGACTCCAGTTGTTTTGTTAGTCGCTTGAGTAACAGTTCCACCAGTAGTAGGACCAACGGCCTTACCAGCAGTAACTTCAAATTTAGATGGCATTAGTTTTTACCTCTAATCCTGATTGGATACGTTAGTTGCTCTAACGATTCCGATATTCTTTTGCTCGTAGACCTTCGACCAGTTGCCTACTGTTTCTAGTTGAGCACGAGTTGGGTTAACAGTAGTTACTGCCCACTTAGTCCCAACAGTGTGATATGTGTAATGCAAATCAACAGCCATAGCGTCTGATTTAGCAAGAATATCTCTATCAGTTTCTGTGCTTAAACCTGCTTGCTCACCAGATGCAATTGATCCAGGTGTAAAGAAGTAGGTTGAGTACTCGGTAGAAGCACCAGAACCAGTAGTTGCAACGTCATCAGAAACGATAACTCGAAGCCCGCAATATGTAGGAACCGAGCCATTGCCGCCATAAGCAGGAGCAATAGAACCACCAGAAGCAGTTGCAGTTGCGTTTGTGTCAGAGGCAAGAACATAGTCAACTAACTTACGTTCTACTAAGTCGTAATACACTTTTGAGTGCATACAAACAGCAGAAAGTTGATCACCAGCATCACCAAGAATTGATTTTGCTTTTGCAACATGCTTTGGACTTAAAGCTGTTGGAGTGTCACCACTTTCTGAGTCAATGCAATTAGCAAATAAAGCAGAATTACTGTCATTTGCATTAATTGAACCAAAAACTCCAGAAAGAACTGAAAGTAAATCTTTTTGTCTTTGGTTAGCAATATAAGCACCAACTTTTGAACCAATAGCAGCCATAGGATCAGATCCAGCAGCTAAAGCAGCCAAGTCTCTTGCTTCCCATGCACGACCTCTATGAAGAATCACAGAAATCTGCTTATCAGCCTGAATTTTTCCAGGTGTTAAAGAAGTGCTATCACTTAGAACTTCAAAATCTCCAGAAAGGTTTGCTTTCCAGAATGGAACGTTAACAAAATCACCACCTTCAGTCGCATTAAGCTCAGCCATTGGTTGAACCACACCGCTAGCCAAAAAGGCATCACGCTGAGTTGTTTGCTCAATCAAATACGGCGTAAAGACCTCAGGAATGATTACGTCCGACCTTACGGTGGCCATAAAAATTACAAGAAATTAGTTTTACGGTGTGGGTCACAAACCCTTACGGCTCAGCACAACTTTGCCTTATGCAAATATATTAGCGTTTAACTGAGTTTTTCAAGCGATCATATAGATCTTTATCTGTTCTGTATAGCCTCATTTGCTCTGTAATATTAAAACTTTCTTGTGCAAATGGATTTTTAGTTCCAGCAGGAATTTCCCCTCCACTAGATCGACCAGCAGGAGCACCACTACCTTGCGGTTTTGGTTGTTTTAAAATGTAATCAGGCAACTTTCCTTTTGCCCACTCATTAACAGGTGTTCTTTCGTATCCATCAACAACAACAGGAACACCATTATCAACTTCAATTTTGTCTTTAGGCAAGAAATTATTTAAGACTAAAGTTGGATCATGTACTATTTCCGCCAAGGTTTGTAAGGCGGGGGAAATAAGTTCCAGCTCTCGAACTTTTGTTTCAAGTTCTGTAATTTTTTTATCTTTTTCGGCTGATCTTTCTCTGTATTGTTCCTCAAGTTTTGATCTGGCTTCTGTATATTTTCCTTGTTTTTCAAGTTCAAGTTGTTCAGCATTGTTTTTAAAATCAATTAAGGCTTGAACATCAACATCAGGAGGAACAGCTTTTGCTTTTTCTCTTGCTTTTTTGTAATCATCTAAAAGCTCAGCGTTTTTTTTACGCATTGCATCTAGTTCGGCTTTAAGATTCTCTTTTTCAGAATCAACAGCTTGCTCCACAGGAGCAGTTGTTTCGTCAGGCATAAAAACCACAAGTTTTGTGAGCTAGCGTAGCAACTGCATTTGCAAAAGTCACTAATCTTATTAAGATAGAGAAAAACTAATGGCAAAAGAAAAACGTGACTCAAGCCGTTTTACAGATGTAAATATTGGCTATTCTGTTGACACAGAAGATAAAAGAACAAAAAAGGAAATTTTGAAAGATATGGAAAAAAATGGAGTTAAAGTTATTCGTGCATCAAAAAGACCTCCTGAAGCTTCTTTTTAAAGAGCTTGTAAAATAATTTCTGTAAAAGTAAATTCTTCTCCCATTTCTTCAAATTCTGTTGTTTTTACAGATTGGACTTTGTAACGAACACCTCTAGGTTGAAGGATTTCTCTTTCTCCTAATCCATTCCAAGGTTCAATAGATGTTCCATATTTATTTACTTGCTTAATAAGAACTTGATTATTTTTTAATTCATTTGACATAAAATCACCAGCAACTCGTCTTGAAGCAGACCAACTTTCCATTGCTAAACTAGGATCTCCATTTTTATATGAATCAATAACTGATTCAACAACTTTGAAATCATCAAAAGCCATACCTCTAAAAATAGTTCCATCAGGTTCAATTTGATTTGGTAATAAGTCTTCTGGTAATCCCTTCCACTTTGGATTTTTAGAAATAAAGTCTTCCATTTTGTCGGCATCTCTAGCCCATGTACTTTGGATAGAAGATGCTTTTGCTTTTGTTTTTCCTAATTCAGTTCTAGTTTTAAACCTTTTTAAGGTTTGAACTTGTCCAGGATTTAATTGTGCTCCAACAGCTTTTGCTTGTTGAATTTGAACACCACGAAGTTCTTGATAATCTTTTCCAGCCCATTCACCTATTAGTTCTTGAGTTTTTGTATATTGCGCTTTTGTTAAGCCAACATCTTCAGCATTAGGTTTGAAAAATAAATCTCTTGTTGTTTTCTTTCCTTTAGCAGATTGTTTCCGAACAGAACTTTTATTTGATTCAATTGCAAGATTTCTATCAAGCAAACTAGGATCATCCCATCTTCTAATGTCACGTTGAATAACTTTTTTAGGCTCTAATGCTTTTTGTGCTGCTTTATCAAATTTAGTTTGTAATTTAGCAATTTTAGCATCTTCAATTCTTCTTGCTAATTGTTTAGGAGTAATTGTTTTTGCTTGACCTTTAGGAATGTATTTTTGATTAAGTCCTAAAGATTTAAACCCTTCCCAATATGTTTTTTTATCTTTACTGTCAAGCTTTAAACCTTTTAAGAAATTAATTTCATCTTGATCTACTTGAGAAAGCTTACTAAAGCTTGCAACTTCAGATACGGCAGTCTTTTTAAGGTTTGATTTGATTTCTTTTTCTATTAATTGTTTTTGTTCAGGTGTTATAGGTACAAGTTTAATAGGTTTTTTAGTTTTCAATACGGAATTAACTGCATTTAATTCAGATAAAGATTGATTGTATTGTTTCGATCCTTTTGTGCTTGTTTGTATAGATTGTTCTAAAAATGTTTTAATATTTGTTAATTCATTTTTACTAAAGTTTTTTATTTCATTTTTATAGGATTCATCTATTACAAGTGCTTTTGGTTTGGTTTTTGTTTTTAGTTTTATATCTTCTGGATTTCCATATCTCTTTTGCAATTGAGCCAAAGAAACTTCTGTATTGTCTTCTCTAATTAATTTCTTTAATGCTTGGTCGGGACCATATTTGTTAGACAAGCGATTAAAATATTTTGCTTTTTGTTCTCCTAATGCTGCAATCTGTTCTTTGCCAGGTTTAAATTTTGATCCTTTTACACGTTCACCATATAACCATTTTCCATAAGTTGTATTAGCAGGAACAGGACCATCTGCACTTGCTCTTTTCCCTACAGGCGGTGGAGTAAATCCCCATTTTTTATAATTAACAACAGCAACAGTTGTAGACCTACAACCAAAATGCTGAGGAGGCACTGGACCTTGATTGTATTTAAAAACTTGACCATCTAAATCTCTACAAACAGGAGAAGTTCTTGAATCTAAAGTAGCTACATAACGATATTCTTCAGTCACATCAGGATTGGCTTTATAAACAGCTTGGCTTGCTGTATTTGTAACTTGATTAACAGTTGTTCTAACAATTGTTGTGACTTGACTATTTGCTCTTTTTGTTACGGCTCCTCCTTGTGCAAGTAACTGACTTAAACTACCTTTTTGATCTTTTTGTAAGTTTCCTACTAACTCTTTAACAATTTCAGGCGTTGTATTTCCAGACAAAAGACCAGTTCTAACAACTTGATTTAATCGTTTTGCTTCTGCTGCTGCTAACTCACGAAATGACTTTTTAACAGTATTTCCATTAGGTAAAGTTATTGTTTGTCCTTCTTTTGCTGTTAATTTAAAAGTTCCTTGTGGTGCTTTTGCTCCTGCTAAATCACTTCTTAAAACAGAAAGGTTTAAAGCTGTTGGATCTGTATTTACAACAGACTTAGCAAATGACGGACTAACAGCAACAGACCTTACAGAATATCCAATTTCATTTACAATTTTTTCTGTCATCCCTTTAGGAATTGAATTTTTTATTTGTTTTTCAATAAAACCTGCTTGAACATTTGCAACACCTTCTAGTTCACTAATTAATTCTTGAACACTTCCATCCGCCCATGTGTTTAAGCTCTCTTTTGTTTGTTTAATTAATGCTCTTAATCTTGCTGTTTTATAAGCAGGGCGTTCATTTAATGGTTGCTTTTCTATTTTTTCTAATTGTTCAACAGCCTTAAGAATTACATTGTTATATGAAGTAACAAGCTTTTTAGAAACACTATTACTAAAACGATTTAGATCTATTGCATTGCGGTAAAACGCAGCAGGTATTCCATCCCCAACAGGAACAGTAGTTGACATTTATTCGGCCTCGTCATTTGCATCTTCTGGTTCTTCTTCTATTTCCTCTTCTTCAATTTGAGGTTGTTCCATTTCAATTAATGATGCCTGTTGCGTTGCCTCCAACTCTTCCTCAACGTCAAACTCATCGCCAAGCACTTCTCCTTCGTGTAATTGCTTCAACAACGTTTCTTGTGTAATTGTTCCAGCCGTATAAAGTTGCAACAAGCTACCAATTTCTTGAGGTTCTAAACGAGCCGCCAAGAAGTCACGATTAACAAAACTACTACCTGCTGCATTATTGCCTAAATACTGTGCATGGAATACTAAAGAGTTATCTATCATGTCTTGCATCTGTTGTGCGACCACCTGCATCGTGCTATCGCCTTGCGATCTATCTATTCGCTTTGCTTCTGCTGTTTCTGCCGATAATTTTTGCCCCAATATTGATGCAAGGCCAAGTTCGTTAATTTGATCTGCTATTCGGTCTAGTTGTTTATATTGAGCATCAAAACTTTTTCCACTTGGTTCTATGTATTCAGCTTTACCATCAGCAGGAAAAGCTATTGCTTCACCTGGACCTGCACTAACTTCCTCAGAAGTTTGTGGGTATCCATAAAAAGCCAGCATTGGAACACTGCTTATATGTAATTGGTTACTAAGGTCAGAGCCACATTGATATGCCTTTAAATTAAGTTCGGCAATATCTTCCATAGGAGGACGTGATTCTAAAATATTAATCCTGTTGGAATAAGCAACAGAGAAAGGAATCTCAGATAAAGTTGTAGTTCCTTCATCAAATAATTGAAAGTCACCGTCACTATTTCGGCGATGAATTTCAAAAGCTCCTGGTGTTAACAAACGTATTTGTTCAATAATTTCTTCACCATATTTTCCTTCAGGTTCAACTACTTTTTCTAACAACCTAAGTTGAGTAAATTTTTGTTGTCCATCTTTTAATTCTGTTCTCCAACCTAAAATTTCTCGTGGTGTATATGTAACCCAATAAGGACGACCATTTGCATCAGCAGGAGCATCAACTAAAACACCACAATGCCCATAACGAATCATCTTTCTTGCAGTCTCGTATGTCCAAATATTTAAGTCGTTTCCTTGAAGGTCTACATCAAATAATTGCTCACGAATAACATCAGGAACATCATTCAATCTGACTGGTTTTCTTGTTAACATTCCAGCCAACATTCTTTCAAGTCGTTGGTAATAAGGTTGACAAACTGAACGAGCAAGTCTGTTGTCATAAGCTTCATCTAATTCACGCGGTTCTTGAGGCAAATATCTTCTGTGCTTTCTTCTCATTTCATAAGACCCGCCCATTAAATCTTCAATTAATGCCCAATGAGGCTCCATGTTTTGCCATGCAGCATTTGGATCTGAAATATCTGCTGTTGCTCCAGCTTGTTCTCTTTTATAAAAGTTGTAGCCGCTATACACGATGAACCTCTTTGGTTATGTAAACAGTTTAAACAAGAGTTCTAGTAAATCCTAATTCCAGTACCACGACCAGAGTGCATGTGTAATGGATTGAACTCTTTCCATATTAAATAACCAAGCGAATCAGCCATGTGATCTAAGTTTTGCGTTTTATCTGGTGTGCCATCCTCTGCATAAGCTTGAAGCTCTAAAGACTCAATTGTTTTTTTACAACGAGGATGAATATGCAATCTTACTTCATCTTTTCCATTGCACAACATTGCTTGAACTGCTGCGACTCTATCTCGGACGTAAGGATTGCTTGAACCTGATAAGTTTGTAATCCGTCTTTGCTGCAAAAGTTGGATGTCGGTCTTTGCAGCATTTGTACTTCTGTTTCCACCTGAAGCGTCTGGATATGCATAAATCGTACTGTGTGGAAATTTTTCTCGTAATTGGTCAGCCATTGAATCTGTGTCATGTGCTCCTCCAATCTCATCAAAAATGTATAAATGCCCTTTGCTAATTACTCCAATAGCTGCATTGCAGTTTCCAACGTTAAAATCACAACCAACTCTAATAATTTCTTCTGAGTGGTCAGGCATATCTTCAGTTACATGTTTTGTTCGATCAAAACGGTCATAAACTGCGCCCGTTTGAAGATTACAAAACTCGCCTTCTGTATAGGCTTTAACTAAAGAAGCTGGATAATTGTCAAGTAATGCTTGAAGAAAATCATCAGGAAGATAAGGATTATCTTTTGTACGAGCTTTGTAGAGTGCTCGGTCTTCCTTGTGACCTTCTCGGACAAACAAATTATAGAAGGTTCCAAAGCCTTCGGGTGTAGAAAAAAGACCTAATTGTCTACGCTGCCCTGCTCTTAATCTTCCAAGAAACTTTTCAATTGCTTTTTGCGCAATATCACTTTTGGTTGTGTCTAACTCATCTGATCCAATAAAACTAAGGTTAACTCCAATAATTCTTTGCCAAGATTCCATTGACCGACAAAGGACTGTTACCTCACCATTAGGCAAATTTAATTTGTACTCGGGTAAGGGCGAGGCTCTGTATTCATAATTAATTTCATTTGTTTCCCAAAAATCCTCAAGGGAACGCTGGACAACATCACGAACCAAAGCACCAGTAGGAGCGAAAACAGCCCCAACCGTATTGGGGTTATCAAGAGCGCATAAAGTAGTCCATGCACATAAGGTTCTTGTTTTTCCTGCTCCATAACCTGCACAAAAGCCAACAATTCTATGTTCTAAATCCTTACAGATGTTTTGCTGATAATTTAATAAACCGTTGAAAATACGCTCTCTAATAGAATTTGTTTCTACTTTTTTTTCTTCAAATGAAATTGAATAAGGCTTAAACCCTTCAGGATGTAAAACGTGCCCAGTTGTTAATTCTTTAAGAATAGTCAAGAGCAAAGAGAAGCTAATTTAGCTGCTGTATTAATTGCACCGAGCGCAATGTGATATTGACCAGCCCTTCTGGCTTCCATCTGTAAGGTGCTGCATTGGCTCAAAAGATCCGCAATCATTTGGGGTCGCTCTATATCCCAATCAGCTTTGAGGGCTTCCCTAGCTTGCTCTAAATAGTTATCTGCAGTTCTTTCTGACACCCCCCAGTTTTCTGAAGCATACCGAACGCAATCAGACCTTCTTCCACCATTAGCAATGATCCGTGAAAACCTTTGAACACGGATTAAAGTTTCAGCCTTACTAGATCCTTTAGCTGCCATTTGAAGCCTCCATTGGCTTTAACCAATTTTCAAGAATTTCTAAAGCAACCCTTTGAGTCATAAATGGTGGAACACTCATTCCCATGACATAAGAAGGTTCTGACTTAAGAAAATTGTAATCCTCTGGAAAAGTTTGAATACGAAGTAATTCCCCAGAACTAAAATGTCTAGGTTTATCCCACCTTATAGGGATTCCAGGCTGACTTGCAGTTAATGTTGATGTTGGTCTATATGGATTGGCAACACTAAAGTTAAAGTAGTGCCCTTTAGGATGAACTTTTGATAAAGAATCGCCTGGTTTAGTTTTTTCCCAAAGAGCTTTCACTTTTGGCGATAAAGCATGTGTCTTACCGTGATTAATAACATCTTTAATTGCATTTGAACAAGGTATTGGCTTTTCTTTAAATATTGGTTTTATAGGTGGAAGGTTTAAATCATTCCGTCTAGCAAGAAAAAAAGTTCTTTCTCTTGCTTGAGGAACCCCCATTTTTGCTGAGTTAAAAAGGAATAATTGAGTTGAATATCCAGCTTCACGAAAGGCCGTAAAAATTTCTTTCACATATCCTTTGGCATTACCCGCAATTAAACCTTTAACATTTTCAGCCACAATTATTTTAGGCTGAAGCCTTTTTCCTACTTCAATAAAATGACCAAAAAGATCATCTAGCTTTTGCTTTTTTTGACCTTCACGGAAATAATTTTCTTTGCCCCATTTCTTTTCACGCTTGCCAGCCATGCTAAAAACTGAACAAGGTGGAGACCCATCAAGAATGTCTAAATCTTTTAATTCATCAGGAATTTCTTCTAAAGGAATTTTATTAAAATCTTGAACGCCCATTAAAAAACTATGTTTCGGATTATGGTTTGCTCGATATAAAGCCATCATTTCTGGATCTATTTCAACACCACCTAAGAC